CCTACCGCTTCGTCAGCATCTTTCTTGTCCTTGTCTTTCTCATCTTCGGTTGCTGCGTCTTTCTGCACCGAGATCTTCTCTTTGTCATCAGCGAACAGCGACTCATCATCTTTCGGCTTACCGGTCTTGCTCTTGATGTCCGCTCGATCCAAGGTCGCAGCCCGCGTCAGCTCACCCACGCGGAAACTACTGGCCTGCCGCTGGCTGGTCGGCGTCACGTTCTGCCGGGTAGTCGGCGGTGTCGCAGCAGCCGGACGGAACGTGCCGGTGCGTGCGCGGTTGACAGTCACGAGAGATCTCCCTTATTCGGATTCTGCGGGTACAGGGGCAGTGGGCGATGGTGTTGCCGGTCCGGGTTGCGGACGTGGCGGCCACAGCTGGTCGAACTCAGCTCGATCCGCAGCGGTCAGTGGTGGCCGATCATCAAGCAAGCGAGCTTCAGATGGTGTGAGCACGCGGCCAGCTACCTGAAGATTGATGATCTGTGCTTGCGTGAGCGGGTCCATGCGCAGCAATGCTTTGGTATTCAGCTTGCAGAACTGTCGGTTAGGCAGTAGTTTGTTGAGGCTATTCTCTCGACGGATAATCGTCGGACCTAAGCTCATTGTCAAAAACTGCAAGTTTCTCTGAGTCACATTCGCATAAGTCACTGACGAACCAGAAATAGCTGAGTCAATCAAGTCAGAAGGGCAGTCGAAGAATCGTGCTATCTCAGTAGGCCCAAGCTTGCGCGCTTCGATCCATTCCATTCCTGTCTGCTCAGCTTGGACCATATTGTATTCCCAGTCCTTGCCAGTGACCAGTACGTCACCAGAAGCGACTGACTCTTTGACCAGTGCTTTGACGTCGCGCATCTGGTCACGAGTCGGCGTCGGGAGCATGGTGTTCTGCAAATGACCACGCGGAATACCGCCATTAGTGAACCAGCTAATCGCAAAATCCTGAATGCTCAGGTGCTCACCAATGCTCCAGGCAGCGTACATGATCGGAGACAACCCAAGGTGGAAGCCTGCGACGGTGTATTGTTTCTCATGCCAGATCTGCCGCGGCGGATAGGGATGGCCACGGATAAAGTACTCCACCAGTACATTGTCTACGATGTTCACCGACACCCAGGCCAGCGGCACCAGCTGGATCACAGCCGGCAAGCCGAAACCATTGCGCTCGGTGATCAGGCCGATGCTGTTGCCAGCGCGGTCAAGGTCAAATTGCGTGCTGTACATCCACTCCATATAGTCGACGCACTCACCGCCAGGATTGATCAGGATCGGCGGTTTGGTTACCTCAACATCAGCGATGCCGTACTGGCCCTTGCGGTAGCAGTCGATCGGGAACGTCGAGATCAAATTAGCGCGCAACCGCAAGCAGGCCCAGACAGCTGAGTGTCGTAATGCTGAGTCGTTGTTGATCATATGCCCCGGTGCGAGCTGCATGCTCATGCGATGCGGGATCACGTCAGATGCCATCGCACCGGGGAACTCGCCGAAGTACGGTCCTTCGATATTAGCTGTCCGAAAGAGCAGGCTCACGAAATGTCGCTCCCCTGCAACAGCTTTGGCCAGGGCCATGCGAACACAGCCAGCAAGATCTGCAAGTGCGCTAGCTCTGTCTCCAGATGCTGGACGTCTGTGCAGCTAGAGCACAGTGCAGTCTGATCTTCGGAGCACGGCATGCGGGCTCCCTTGCTTGCGTGGCAGTACAGTTTGTGGTAGTATCTGAACTATGGACGAAGATGACGTAATTGAAGCTATTATTGCTTCTGTGCTATCTGATGGAAACCCGCCTACTCCACAAAATCAAGAAATAGCGCGTCGCATTATAGTTGAACTAGACAACCATCAATTTATTATTGGTCAACTAAGTTGACGATTTCTTTACAGCAGGAGATGGTGTCATCTCGCGCTGGCGTCGGGCGACGAGCGCGGCAGCGCCCAGCAGCATGACGCCGGTCACCGCCAGCCCAGCCCAGCCGATCCAGACAGCCGCCAGGAAGCCCAACCCAGCCGCCACCAGCAAGATGCCCAGCACCTCCAGCGCCAGGATCACGATCTCATTGACCAATCTCACACCAGGAGGTTACGCATGATCACATGGACGCTGCTACTCGGGGCGCTCGCTACTTTTATCATTCTTAGTCTCACTGCATTCTCATGTGTTCTAATCGCTTACCAAACTAGACAAATCATAGACTGTCAAAACATCATAATTTCATTACTTCAACGTCAGGACACTTCGGTGTCGTCAGACTCATCAGCTCATAGGCCAACGTAGCCAAACCCCACCAAGCCAGCCCCGCTACACCCACGATCAGGAGTTTTCTCATGCTCAATGAATATCCTTGCCCTGTATGTGGCTATGAAGGGCCGCATCACCTAATTGTGAGCATAGATGCCGACTTATCACTATATGCATGTAGAAATCCAAATTGTACAGAAGTAATCCCTAGTCAGCACATCGACTCCAGCACATCATAAGCTCGCGCTCCGTACACGGCTAAGCCATGCAGCGCCAGTGCAATCCCGAGTACCGGTGAGACGCTGTCCTCGCTGCGTCGGCGGCTGAAGCTCCACAGGCCGTCACCGATGTCCCGCTTCTGAGCTATCCGGATGGCTTCCGCAACACACGGCTGGTTGAGGTGGCGTAGCTCGTCTATCGCAGTGGTGGCCTTGTGCAGCGCACCGCACGCCTGACCTAGCTCCCGCACCCCGACCAGCTCAGGTTCGATACCCGCAGCTCGCAGATCCTCTAGCAGCGCTCCTGCCGGTCCCGCTGGATCGAGTACCCAGGCTGCCGGCGACCACTGCTCGTTCAGCTCTACAGCACGTTCCACCAGCCACGCCACTCCCTGACGATGATCCAACACCTCATCGCGACTGGTCACCTCGACGTGCGGGATACCATCAGATCGGTAGCCGGACACCGCAATGCAACTATGCGACAGGTCTTCGTCTACCTCGATCGAGAACACCATCGGACTCGCGATCACCGACAACGGGTCGGCCAGCAGCGCCCACAGATTAAGGTCGATAATCGGCGCGCCCAGTGGATCTTCCCAGACGCCCAGCACTTCTCTCGCGAACTGATCTTCTGGCATGGACCGTTGAGCGATCTGCAGTGTCTTCGCTTTGATCCGTATTCCCAGAGCAGGATTAGCTTGCGCCCAAGCAGCAGGCATATTAGCGATATACTCAGGTGCCGCTTGGTAGACCTCACTCGGTACCGACCACTCGTAGTAGGCCAGTCCCGGATCTTTCTCGATCCCGCGGTTGCGTATCCTGCGCAACGCGTCAGAATCTTTCTGGCCAGCACTGGAGATATACCAGATCTGCCAGTTCTGCCGAGCGAACAGGATCGGCATCAGCGCGCCTGTCTGAGTAGCGGCCAGTGCGAACGCTTCATCCATGAGGATCACGTCATATCCCGACCAGCCACGGGCACTAGTGGCGGTTCGAGCGACGAAGTCTATTCTCGCGCCTGATCGCAGTGTGATCGAATAGTCATTGGTACTGGCCTTGACCTTCTTGACCTCACGATCGAGATCAGGCGCATTCTCGATCATGCGTATGGTTTCTTCGTGGATCTTCTGCGTCGTCGTCATGATGTGGCTGGTGTAGATCACTCGCGACTTCATCAGGAACACCGCGTGCAACGCGGCTACCTGCATGGTCACTGTCTTGAGGTTCTGTCGCGGAACGATCAAACCGACCTCAGGAGCGGACCAGTCACCATCCTCAGTGTGCCCTAGTGCTCCCCAGAGAATCCGCTTCTGTGCTGGGTCCATCGGCATGCCGGTCAGCGCGGCTAGCTCGATCGCATCAGCCCCAGAGCTGGTTACCCACGGTGGTACTGACTCGATTCGCGGCACTTGGCTGCCGATCAGCTTAGGAGCAGCCATCTAGCTCCCTTGCGTGACAGTACAATCTGTGGTAGTGTCTAGCGCATGTCTCGTTTACATCTTGCACGCGCTGAAGCAGTACAGCACCCATGGGGGCGTGCTTGTGCAAGCTGTGGTGGTGAGATAGATCCTATTGATTGGTGTGTAGTTTGCCAAAATGAGCAAATGTTTTGTGATATTCATGACAAACCACGGAAAAGATCTGATGCGGCTTTTTGTAATCTTGAGTGTAAAAATATGTACCGCTCTAGCTTCATTAGTGGATGTCTCACAGCAAATGAACGTAAACTATTACGAAAGTAGCGTCAACGCTATCCATTGCTCAACCGCTTCTCACGCTTCGCTCTGATCCGATCAAGGTCGTTGCTCTTCGG